AACAAGGTTTTAGAACTCGAGCCAAAAATTGACAACGGGCAGCAGAAGCATATCGTTGAGCAGAAAATTGCAAAGGCAAGCGAGCTACTTGAAGACGGGGATGTCCTTCAGCAAGGTACTGTGGATGTTTTGCTGGAACTTGAATGTGATGTGCCCGCAGGTGTTAAAATATCAAAGGACGTGAAAAGCAACTAAGGAGGTCTTTTTTCATGAAGATTCAGAAGAGTAAACTACTTGATGCCTTAAAGGCACTGCGCCCAGCACTATCCAATAAAGGTGTTGTTGAGGAGATGGACGCATATATTTTCACAGAAAAGATGGTGTTTACGTACAACGACAGAATTTGTATTGGTTGTCCTGTGGACACTGGATTGTCATGCACTGTGCCAGCTGATGAATTTTATAATATTGTGCAGCAATTTACAACAGACATCATCCGCTTGCGTATGGATGAGGATGCAAATATATTAGAAGTGGAGGGTGGCAATATCAAGGCGGCCATCCAATTATTCCCCGCTTCGCTAATTACAGAACTACCAGTGGACACGGGTGCAACATACACGCCCCTTCCACCTGACTTCAAACAGGGTGTGTCCTTGTGCGCTTTCTCAGCTGCGCAGGACGCGTCACTTTTCCCCTTCACCCACCTATGTGTACAGGAACAGTATATTTATAGTTCTGACAAATTTCGTCTATCACGCGCTATGCTGTCTCAAAAAATGAAACATTCATTTTTATTGCCCGCATCAAGCGCCCTTGAATTATCAAAAATTGATAGTTTGGTAGAATACGCTGTCACTGACGCATGGTTATTTTTTAAGAGTGCGTTGGGTATAGTCTTTTGTACACGTTATTCCGAAGCATCATTCCCAGAAACCTCACACTTGTTTGCAATATCCGGGCCTGTGGTGCAGCTGCCTGATGGCATGCAAAAAGCTATTGATGCATGTAAGATATTCTCAAAAGAAGAGTATTTCATCCTCGACCAAAAAATGAAAATTAAAATTGCTGATGGTGTTATGCAGTGCAAAGGGCAGAATCAAAAAGGGTGGGTGACGTACACAACGGAGGCTGATGCTGACACACATGAAATCATCTTTGAAATCAACCCTGCATTTTTGGAAAAAATACTTGAGCACACAACCACAATCCAAATTGGGGATGGGCAGCAACGTCTGCTGATAGAGTCTGAAAATTTTGCTCATATTGTGGCACTTGCCAGGACGAAGGAGGATGGATGATGATTGTGTACCTGGCGGGACATTCTGTAGACCAAAAAATGGACAAACGCCTTTACCGTAAGGCGCCACGCCTATTATCGTATTATCATATTGTTGATGGATTAGCGAAAAAATTATGGGCTCATATTATAAAAAAGGAGAATAAATGAAAGGGTTCTTTTACCAACAAGAGAAACAAACTATGGTGAAAACGAAACGGTCGGGTGGTGTGGTGAAAAAAGACCCCTGTGAAAATTGCGGCCTGTATAAAAGCTGTGAGACACCAAAGATGCCACCCACCGGGCAGGGCAAAAAAGGTATACTGATTATCGCTGAGGCGCCTGGGGCCCAGGAGGACAGGGAGGGTGTCCAACTAATTGGGCGCGCGGGGCAGTTGTTGCGAAAAGCATTGCGCGCGCAGGGTGTTGACCTTGATGAGGATTGCTGGAAAACAAATGCCATAATTTGTCGGCCCCCAAAAAATAAGACACCCAGCATCACCCAGATAAATGCCTGCCGCCCAAACCTGATACGCACTATCGAGGAGCTGCAGCCTGAAAAAATAATATTGCTGGGCAAAATTGCGCTGCAGTCATATTTATCAGGACGGTTCTCAGTTGAGGCAGGCATTGCGAGCTGGGTTGGCTGGAAAATACCAGATGCATTACATAACTGCTGGGTATTCCCAACCTATCACCCCGCGTACCTGTTGCGCAATGAGGGCGATGATGTGCTGTATAAACAATTCTCTTGCCACATACAACAGGCAGTGCAGCACGCAGACAAGCTCCCCGCATATATTGACAAATGGGAAGTTGAGCAAATTACAACAGTAAGTGAAGCAACACGCGCACTTGAGCAAATAATGAAAGACAACGTGTCACCAATTGCAATAGACTATGAAACAACCGGGCCCAAACCACAAGCCCCCGGACATAAAATATTAACAGCCTCCATCGCCATAAACAATCAAAAGGCAATTGCCTTCCCAATATTTGATGACGATAATTTCAGGCGGGTGCTCAGGCAAATACTTATAAACCCATCAATCAAAAAGTATACCCATAATGCCCAGTATGAGTACACGTGGACAAAGGAGATACTGGGGTGTGGGCTTGAGGGCATTATTTTTGATTCTATGCTGGGCGCGCACATACTTGACAACAGGCCAAAAATAACAGGGTTGAAATTCCAGGCGTTTGTTAATTATGGTATCGAGGACTATGCGTCTGGTATGAAGCGGTACATGCATGTGGCGACAAGTAATTCAATAAACTGCCTCCAAAAGGCCCCGGTTGATGAGCTGCTGCAGTACAATGGGATGGACGCAATACTGACATATAATTTATGTGAACAGCAGATGTCACAATTATCAACACGCCAGCAACACGCATACAATCTATTTCAAAATGGGGCGATGGCGCTGGCTGATGTATCTATGAATGGTATTTGTACGGACACGCGGTATATCAAAAAAATGATACGGCGGTTGGAAGTGCGTATGGACACGCTTCATACAAAGATGCAGCAGGACAAGCACGTGCAGCAATGGAGGGCCGTGACTAAAAAGCGCGGGGAATTTAATCCCAACAGCAGCACACAGATACAAGAAGTGTTGTTTGACACTATGGGGCTTTCACCAATTAAAGAGACAGCAACAGGCAAAGCCTCAACTGACGTTGCATCATTGGAGCAATTGCGTGTCCCGCTTGCACGCAGGATTGTTCAGTACAGACAAGCACATAAATTGAGTAATACATATCTGGGCAATTTCCTCAAAGAGACAGTGGATGGGAAAATGCACCCCAATTATCTATTAAATATTGCGCGTACATACAGGAGCTCAAGTGTGAGCCCCAACTTTCAAAATATACCAAAGCGCGACCAAAAGGCGCAAAAGATCACACGCAGCGCAATCCACCCCCGGCCAGGTCGGCAGATACTTGAGGTTGATTATAGTGGGATTGAGGTGCGTGTCAGTGCCTGCAACCACCACGACACTAATATGCTCAAATACATACATGACCCAACTACAGACATGCACAGGGATGTCGCCATGCTGCTGCTTGATATTTCCGATCCGCTGGCAATTAAAAAGCACGTGCGGCAGGGTGCAAAAAGTGGATTCGTGTTCCCTCAGTTTTACGGAGATTATTTTGTCAATTGCGCCCGGGCCTTGTGGGATAAATGGCTGGATGGGGATGACAAGAAGGCGTTAAAAAGTAAAGGGATGGGTACGTATACAAAGTTTGAAAAGCACGTGAAGCGGGTTGAGGACAGGTTTTGGAATGAGCTGTTCCCTGAATACACTGCATGGAAGGAACGCACATACACCAGGTATATGCGGCGTGGGTATGTCGACCTATTAACAGGCTTCAGATGTTATGGGCCAATGCGAAAAAATGAGGTGTTGAATTATCCAATACAGGGCCCGGCGTTTCACTGCTTGTTATGGTCGTTGACTGAGTTAAATACGGAATTGCAAGAAAAGAAATTTGATACGCTTATAATTGGACAGGTGCACGATAGTATTGTCCTTGACCTCGTACCTGATGAATTTGATGAATTATGGCCGCTTGTAAAAGAAATTATGACACAGCGTATCCGCGAGGAGTGGCCCTGGATTATAGTGCCGCTTGAGGTTGAGGGTGAAATAACAGAAATTGATGGTGATTGGTATAACCAAAGGGAGGTACAATAATGCCGTTACACACAGATTACAGACCGGCAAAGCTGGATGAATTTCTGGGCAACACTGGAACAGTTGAGGCGCTGGGTGCAATGCTTGAGCGCGCAGACCATACGCGCCTTTTCCTATTTACCGGACAGGCTGGGTGTGGGAAGACAACACTTGCGCACATAGTTGCAAACACTGTTGGCGCGCACCCATCTGACATACAGGTTATAAACTCATCAAACAACAGAGGGATTGACACTGCGCGGGACATTATAGTGGGCGCTCATTACAAGGCGTGGTTTGGGGATGTAAAGGTATATATACTGGATGAGGTCCATAGGGCAACAAAAGATTTTCAAAACGCAATGCTAAAAATATTTGAGGAGCCGCCCAAACACGTATATTTTTTATTATGCACAACTGACCCAGACCAATTACTGCCAACCATACGCAGCAGGGCGGCAAAGTTCAACGTCATCCCACTATCAAAAAAACGTATCGTGTCAATGCTTCAGGCACTATGTACACGCAATAAATGGCAGGTGCCAGATGAGGTTTTGCAGGTTATTGCGCAGGAGACTGATGGGGTGCCCCGCGATGCGTTAATTGCACTTGACATGGTACGTGGTGTAAAAGATCCGGAGGGGTTTGATGAAAAGAAGTTGAGGCGGCTTATAAAAAGCACACAAATTGAACAACAGTCTGTGCTCATACTGTGCCGCAGGCTACTCAACCCAAAAAGCAAGTGGGCGCTCATTACAAAGATACTAAAAGGGCTTGAAGGTGAACCTGAACAAATACGGCACGCGGTGCTGGGGTATATGTCAAGCGTGTTATTAAGTGAGGACAACCCCCAGGCAGCGTTTGTGATTGAGAATTTTTCACAGCCCTTTCACTATACGGGCAAGGCTGGCCTTATTGCAGCGTGTTATAACAGCATGCTTGATGAGTAAAAAAGTGGGTATGAAACTTTTTTATTTTAGTATAATAATAATGAGCATAAGATTGAATCTCCTATGTTCTTAATTTACTGACCCAGCCAGTAACTACCCAACTCAAATGTATCGGCCCGATACAGCTGGCTGGGGCACTTTTTAAAATGGAGGAGCAAATGGACAAAAAAGACAATATTGCAGCAGAACTTGAAATTGACCAAATGAACCTTGATGGGGAATGGGTGTATCAACCTGCCCTGATGGGGAAATATGCTGCATGGTATGCGCAAGCAAATGACAGGGTTGCGCACACAAAGGATAAACTTGCGATCATTGAGGCTACAGCATATAATGATATTATTGCAGACTCAGAGAAAAAGCCGACAGAAAAACAGATACAGTCTGAAATAATACAGCGAGATGATTATCAATCCGCGCTGGACGCACTGCGCAGCGCGCAAAAGGATGAGGCTGTTTTTAAGGCAGCAGTACAGTCACTTGAACATAAAAAGAAGGCACTTGAAAATCTTGTTACACTGTGGGTGGGCTCATACTTTGCTGGACCAAAATCACCAAAGGAAGTTGACATGGGTGAGGTTCACAGCAGGGCAACCCGCGGGCGTCAACGAAAAGGATTGAAAAATGGTAGAGATGACAATGAGTAATATTGCCGCACTGATGCTGGTTGTGGCACTGTTGTTGATTATTTTGTACTTGTTGATGAACTTAATTGGCGCAGCATTCGGGCAGGGATTTGCCCGTGCATATTTTGAAGAAATGAGGAGGTCATTTAATAATGACAAAAAAGAAAAGCAGAAGCACCGCGGCTGATAGACAAGCACGGTTGCGGGACAAGACACGCAGGAACGCTGATAAAAAGGATCGTGGTGGAAATAGTAAAGGGGTGCTGGACCTGTCAAGGGTTGAGGTTGACTTTTACAAGCCCAAAAAAGGGCGCAACCTGATAGACATAATTCCCTACACTATCAAAACCAAAAAACATCCGGACGTTGCTGCAGGTGATGCGGAAATTGGCGACCCTGATTATGTGCTGGACATATTCGTTCACCGTTTTGCCGGGCCCGCTGAAAATACTTTTGTATGCCCACTGCGCACGTATGGCAAGCCCTGTCCAATTTGTGAGGAAATGAAAGCACTGAACGAGGGCGGCGGGGACAAGGATGAAATCAGCAAGTTGCGCCCAACACGCCGGGTGTTCTACAATCTGATTGATCTGGACGATGATGAGGAAAAAATAAAATTGTTTGAGGTCAGCCATTTCCTATTTGAAAAGGAATTACTTGAGGCGGCTGAAAATGAAGAGGACGAACTTGTTGTGTTCAGTGATTTGGAAGAGGGCCGGTCAGTAAGTTTTCGGACGTCTGAAAAAGAATTTTCTGGCAACAGCTTTTTTGAATTTAAGTCATTCCAGTTCAAAGAACGTGATGAACCGTACGATGATGAGATTCAGGAACAGGCACACTCACTGGATGAGATGCTGGTTGTGGCTGATTATGATACAATGCGCAAAGCGTTTTATGGGCTGGACGATGATGAGGATGAGGAAGTTGAAGAAGAAAAGCCCAAACGCAGTAGCAAAAAGCGCAAGGGCAAGGCACCGGAAACAGAAGTTGGTGATGAAGAGGACGGTGATGATGCGGATGAAGAAGTTGGCGAGGATGAGGACGTTGAGGAGGAAAAGCCCAAACGTACAAAAAAAGCAGCTGCAAAAAGTAAAGGCAATAAATGCCCAGCTGGTGGCACGTTTGGCAAGGATTGTGATGAGTTTGATGAGTGCGCGGACTGTGAGTTGTGGGATGAATGTGTGAATAAACAAGATGAACTGTTGGATGAAGAGGAGTAGTTTATGGAGCTGAAGGAAAAATACCTTACAACATCAGAAGCAGCACAGGTGGCGGATGTGTCCAGTGTGACCATCCGCACCTGGTGCAGTACGTATGGCATTGGGCGCAGGGTTGGGGGGCGGTATCGTATAGACCCCCAGAAATTGGAAAAACTTTTATCAGGTGACGTGTATGATGAGACGAGGAAAAAGCAATAAACCAGATGCCGACAGCATTGCAAACACACTATCCGCACGCGGGGATGATGAAAGCCCAACTGACGTATATGAGGGCGAGGTTATCATACCCAGCGGAGCAACATTATTTGACCTGGTTGTTGGTGGGGGCATACCCAGTGGGATGATTAACATTGTTGGCGATAGCTCATCGGGTAAATCATTTTTATCTGGTGAGCTGCTTGCTGCAGTGTACCACAAGTATAATGGCGAGGTTGACTGGTTTTATGATAATGTTGAGAAGGGCTACCGTATAGACTCAAATGAGTTGTACGGTTTTGACATACTGGGTAGTGGGTACTTTACTCAGGATGAATGCAGTGATACAATTGAGCAGTTTGAATACAAAATTGCAAAAGTGCTAAAAGAGAAAGACCCCGCGCGCCCGTTTATATATGTACTGGACTCCTATGATTCTTTGACAAGCGAATCTGAAATAAAATACCAGGACAAGCGGCGCAAGACACTTGACAAACTTATGAAGGCCCGGGCTGCAGGGGACATTGAGGCTGAGGCTGCTGCAAAAGGGGACTCTGGTAGTTATGGGCTGGATAAACAAAAATTTATGCATGCATTTTGCCGAGGTAACGTGCGCGCACTTGTAAACAATAATGTCTGGCTCATATTAGTGTCACAAGTCAAAGATAATATCGGTGTTATGTTTGGGCCCAAATACAAAAGGCTGGGTGGCAAGGCACTTGATTTTTATCCCAATATAGTTGTATGGCTTGCAGAGGTTGAAAAGTACCTTATTAAAAATCGTCCTGTTGGTGTGTGCGTAAAAATACGTGGGACAAAAGTACGCAACAAACGCCCCTTCCGCGCGTGCTTCATTGATTTGGTGTTTGACTATGGGATTGATGACATTTCAAGCAACCTCAAATTTCTGTATGATTTAAAGACAGACCTGGGCAAGGACAAAAAAAGTGACAAAGTGAAGTGGGATGGTAAGGAGTACACGCTGCGCAAACTAATCAAGCATATTGAAAAGAATGATCTTGAGGCTGAACTGCGTAAACGTGTTATTAACAAATGGGAAGATATAGAACAAAGTATCAGCAGCAAAGGGCGTAAAAGTAAATGGGGGCTTGATACGTGATCTCATATATTACAAAGGAACGGGAAAATAATCAAAGGTCTTACAGGGGTAAAATCATGAAAGTCAAATTATCAGAAATAAAAACCGTAGCACCTGGTAAATTAAAACGCAACATGGAAAACAGCAAATATTTCAAAACCATCGATGGATCACAGCTCGACCAGCTGGTTAACGATATCAAAAACCGCGGGATCCTCGTTCCCCTGGTTGCCAAAAGCGACGGTACCCTGCTGGCCGGTCACCGCCGGCTCATGGTGGCAAAACACCTGAAAATGAAATACGTCCCCGTTCAGTATATAGAGCAGAAGATAACCAAGAAGCAGGAAAAAGAATTTATCATAAAAGACAACCTTCTTCGCCGGCATCTATCACCAGCTGAACGAAGGGCCCTGTACAATGCTATAGTACCAGACTTTGAAGAGCGGGTGAAATTAAAAAACTCAAAACTCGGCGTAAAACCAGGTGACATTGCCGATGAAACCGGCCTGAACCCACAAACCATTGGTTATGACCTGGCCCGTATCCGCCGGGAAAAACTCAAAGAAGAGAACGACAACCTCGAAATAAACGTCGAGAACGAGAAGGCCATAGCCAAATACAAAAAGGCAGTAGTACAGATGCTGAACACCGCCATTGTCGAAAAACTGGCCACCATAGACGAGTTTACCAGGATAACCAGTGACGCACTGGAGAAACTGAAGCAGATGAAGGGGGATAAGTGACATGATCGAAGCAGTAGAAAACATAACGTTACATATCGCTGAGCTCAGGGGAGATAATGCCCTCCTGGAGCAGGAGAACCGGCGGTTGAAAAACCAGATCGGCGATGCCCTGCAGTTTATCGC